CACCAGTTTGTGAAGTACTACCTGTTCTTATTAAAGTACCGTCCTGAATAATGCTTCCGGAAATATGTATGTCTGTACTTCCTGTAATTGCAACTTCACCGGATAATGTTGTTACTCCAATGGAAGTTAGAGAACCTGAAGTTACTAAACTACCTGTGATATTAGATTTCCCAATTAATGCTGAATCTCCTTCTTGTGTGCTTTTTCCTACATGTATTTGATTTCCTGTATGTCTTAAGCCACCTATTAAATCAAAATCACCTATATTATTGAACCGTCCAGTGTGGTCTGTACGTCCTGTTTTTTCAGTATCTCCGGTTTGTTTTAATGCCCCTACTTGTTCGGTATCACCTGTATGTTTATATAATCCTACATGAGAATTAATCCCAGTATGTGTAAAATCACCTTCAAGATCATAATCTCCTTTTTGATCCGAATCTCCTAGTAGTTCTATACTTCCGGTTTGTTCAATGTTTCCAATTAAACTGTAATTACCTGTTTGATCAATATCCCCGCTAAGGTTTATGCTACCTATTTGCGTAGTGTTCCCGACTTGAAATGTACTTCCTGTTATTGTTAAATCTCCTACTAAATTTTCACTACCAGAGATTAAAACACTACCTGTAAATGTGTGGTTATCGTCTTGAGTATCACCGTACTTAGTAGAACCGGATTCATATATTATAGAGGATGTAACCTGTGTTGCTATAAATCTTCTAGCTGTTACTGGTCCATCTACGTTTAAACTTCCTGTTACTTGAAGAACGCCATTAACTGTAAGATCGGCCATAGAACCTGATAAGATTCTTCCGTATCCGTCTTGTAATGTTGCATTATCAACTTGGACGATCCGTTGATAAGTCTTATTAATCTTATTGCTGGTGAAATCTGCCATGTATACACTTATATTGTATAAATAGCTAAATAATCTGATTTAGTAGTGATTTATTAATCAGTAAAATTTAGTGGAGAATATCGGAGTCGAACCGATGACCTCCTGCGTGCAAGGCAGGCGCTCTAGCCAGCTGAGCTAATTCCCCTTAGTTAACCGAGAGGGGACTCGAACCCCCGACTTTTCTGACCCTTTAGCTTTTAACGATCGAATTATTATGCATAAGGTTAAGTCAGAACCCTCTACCTACTGAGGTACTCGGCACTTGGTTTAAATGGTGCGGTTTCTTCTTACTCCGTCCCAATAAACTTTTCTAGATTTACCCATAAGAGAGTATCTACTTACTCTCTGGTTTACTTTTGCTCTTTCAGAGTTTAGTTGGGTGTTTCCATTGTTTGAATCCTGTGATTGCATTACTGACTTATTTGTTAAACATTAATCTATACATAGTCAGCAAGTACGTTTTCAACATGTTTTCTAGCAATTTCGTATCCAACTACTCCAGTTTCGTCTGCATATCCTACAGGATCAGGTCTTCCTAACTTAATAAATGCCTCAATACGTTCTACTGATGAAGCTGATTTATAGTCGCTATACCATTCCCATGCATTAGTTTCTGGTCTACTATAAACTTTAATTGGTTTATAAGAAGTATTTGTTCTTCTATAAACTTCATCAAAATCAATACCTAATACTTCACATAACTTTTCTCCATCTTGTAATATACCAAACTTATCAGTATCTAAATAAGGAGTAAAGTAACCTACTCTATCAGCATCCCAATTACCCATTCTAAAAGCTGCATCATCTGCATCTCTAAATTCTTGTCTACAATCAGGATAAACGGCATGATCACCAGCATGAATACCTAAAGCAATATCACAAACATCTTCTGTTTTATTTGCTACAGATAATGCTACTGCTTGAGTAATAGAAGCAAACATTTTATTTCTGTTAGGTACAACAGTTTCTTTCATATTCTCTTGCTCATAATGCCCTTCTGGTACATCATCTCCACCTTCTACTAAAGCTGAATCTAGTAAATCTACTAATCCATCTAATTTAATTTGACGGTAATTAACTGTACATCCATTAAAACAATTTTCATCTGCTGGGCAATTTTCATTGATATAATCAACTAATTGTTGAGCTCTTTCAAGCTCTACTCTATGTTTTTGACCATAATCAAAAGATATAGCTGTTACAGAATCATACTTTTCGATAGCTCTTAACAATAGGGTGCTACTATCCATTCCACCACTTAAACTTACTACACAATGTGCCATAATTTACTTATTTAATTTTTGCCAGGTATTTTGCGTATAGGCTAACGCTTTTATTATTCCATTATTGAAGTTATCTTTGTCTGAATAGTTTTAAACTCTTCGACATACTCTTTAATAGATGTAAACTCTCTATTAGTATTTAATAATTCTTCTGCTGCCTTTTTTAAAGCATTAGTAAAATTAGAAGGATAACAGATAGTTTTAATATACTCTGTATCATTTTCACCTTTTACTACTCTTTCAAATAATGTATACCCTCCAGTATTCGAACGAGATATAAAAAACGGTTCTAATGCAGGGTCTGTAATTATCGTATCTGAGCTTGGGATTGAATCTGGTTTTCTTAACATAACTTTAATTTAATATTAGTTCTTTTAATTTTGGTTCATTTACTAATCCAACTTCTTTAATAATCTTCTCTTCTTTTAGTATTATAGTAGTAGGTATCGATTGTACTCTATATTTTGCAGCAAGTCCTTCTGTATCTTTATCTATATCGACTTCAATAAATTCAGCATTACTATTTAATTCTTCAGATACCTTACTCCAGGTTTTTCCATATATCTTGCATGGACCGCACCAGGAAGCGTAAAACTTAATTGCTTTTGTCATTTTACTCCTTTAGATTTATAGTGATTAGCTTTAGAAAATTTAGCACTTCTTTTTTTAGCTGTATTTTTTTTTAAAGTCGGTAGCCATTCCATAAGTTGCTGATAACGGCTTTTGTTAGATGTTTTAGACATATCTTATTCTTTATTATAATATACGAATAAAATATTATATTACCAACTACTTTATAAAATTTTATGTTGGATCTCCGCCGCCTTCTCCTCCGGCGCTTCCTGATGGATCGAAAAATCCTACTACAGGTTTAACCCAAATCTTTGGACTATTAGTTCCGAATACAGCTACTTCATCTCCAATACCACTTACCGCATAACTACCGGGTGTTGATGTTTCAACGCCTTGAGCATTTAAATAATTTCCATAACTTTTATAAATGGTCCATTGATTAGTTAGTTCTTCTGGAGGGTACCCTGATGAATTCTCATTCCATATTGCTACTCCAAATACTATATCTAAACTAGCAGTTGTATCTACTTCATAAGACACTGTTATGTCTAATTTTGTTGTAGATTGGTAGTCGAAGCTATATACACCACCTGGGTTGTTATCTATATCAGAACTATATGTAATAGAGTGTGCTAAATCTTTTGATCTAGCTCCTCCGGTTAAATCGTTATTACGTCCTTCCTCACCACCTTTACTTCCTGATAGTTGATGCCAAGTATAATACCCATCAAATACACCTTTATTAGATTCCTTTTTAATGTTATGCAGGCCTTGATGTCTAGTGTTCTCTACTGGATTAACTGGAGACCAAGTCTCATCACCTCCGATGTTAGGACTGTATGTTCCTTGACCGGAAATGGAATCTTTTTCTACAGTATGATATCTGTCATTACCGTCATTTTCTGAAGCTATAAACTCAAAATCTATTCTATAGTTAGATAACCCATAACTAAACTCTCTTGGTCCGGCAATTACGTTTACTGTTCTTACAACTTCGGTTGCTGCATTACCTTCTGAGTCAGATACGTTATATTTAACTGTGTAGGACCCTGCTATAGATGTATTAACACTGTTTGTTGTGGTTATGTTTCCAGTAATATTACCGTCATAATTATCTAATGCGGTTGCTCCTGCATCGGTATATGTAGCACCTACATTTATGTCTATAGATGAAGAACCTACCATAGTAATGACAGGTGCAGTGGTATCCACAACATATACCGTAGTAGTTTTCTCTACTGCTGAATTTCCTGATGAGTCATCAACATTATACCTAACTGTATAAGTACCAACTACTGCTGTATTTACTGGGTTAGTAAGTACTATGTCTGCTGTTATATTTCCATCTTCTGTATCTGATGCTGAAACACCTTCTAATGCTTCTGCACTACCAAAAGTGCTCCCAACTTCTATTGTATAGTCTTGTTGATTTCCACTTATGATTGGTATGTTATTAACAACTACGTTTACTGTTCTAGTTACTTCTGTAGCTGAATTACCAGATGCATCATCAACATTATACCTTACCAGGTAAGTTCCTAAATTAGATGTATTTACTGGATTTGTTGTTACTATATCTGAAGTGATATTTCCTTCATATGCATCTTGTGCTGTTGCTCCTGCATCGGTGTAAGTCTGTCCTTGGTATACTTGAATAGATGAAGTACCTATTAGAGTTATCACCGGTGGTGATGTATCAACTACGTTTACTGTTCGAGTTGCTTGTGCTGTATTACCTGCAGAATCACTTACATCGTAGACAACTGTGTATGAACCTGATACTTGATCATTAACATTATTTGTAACAACTATAGAAGTAGTAAGATTCCCATCAACTGTATCACTTGCTGTAGCTCCTGCATCAGTGTAGGTACCTTTAACTTCATGTGTATGTGGATTATTGCCTGTTATCGTAATAGTAGGTGCATCTGTATCTGTATTTTGTACTGTAACAAGATTATAAAGTTGACCTGTAAGCTTATTCTCCGAATCATATAGTTCTAACTGCAATCCTAATGTCTCATTAGATTCAGCAAGAGCATCTGTATTGATAGAAATATCTACTGAACCTGTATTGTTGTTCATTACAAATCTATCCGAAGATAAAGTAAAATCATTTGCATCAACTTGACCAGATGATCCTGATTCAATATTAAATAAAACTTCTGTACCATTTGGAACTCCTTGACTTAGTAATGTAAAAGTAACTGATTGCCCTTCTGCTACAGATCCTTGAGAGGGACTTAAGCCTATGTATCTTTTACTTGTATCAAAAATATTTAATGAGATTGTATCATCAAAAGGGTTATGAGTTGATTTATTAGTTATTAAATTACCATTTGAATCATATAAATTATTTCCAACTCCTCCTGTGTAATCTTTTAAATATGCAGTTATTACTTCTGCTCCCTCTGTAAGCATATCCCCAATACCTAGTATGGTTATAGAACCTGAGTTATTATTTATTGTAAATTCAGTATCTGATGCTGTAAAATCCTGGTTAAGTGCTGCTGAGGTTAAAGATGCAAAATCAAATGCTATATTAGTACCATCTTCTATGTATTGAGTTCTTATTTCTAAACTACCGGTACCGTTACCGCCGGTTTCATCTAATCCTGATGCCTTACCATTAGATGGCTGCACACCATAATAACTTATGTATGAACCAGAATTAGGGTAAGTAACTTCTACATCAACAACTCCTGTCCCAACATTACCGTACTGGTCTGTAAAAGTAATATCCGAAGTATATGTATCACCTGAACCGGATGTAGTAGTTGACATATCTACTCCTAAAGTTAAATTACCTAAGCTATCGACAAGTACTGCTGGGTTTGTAGATGTGTAGGCTTGTACGACCTGACCTCCTACGTTAGGAGAATAAATTACATCTAATGAAGCTGATGCTCCTGATCCAAATCCTTTTGTTGCTTCGTATCCTAGGCCTGTTAGTCCTGTTTCAACTATAAAGACGCTATTATTTCTCAATGTACCTGTAGAGGAACCTTGTAAAGTAAATGAATGATCTGATGTTCCAAAAGCATGATTATCTGCAACACTAGCAGTAAACTCGTAATCTAATGATGTAAGATTTTGATTAGCTTGTATATAGAAAATATCTTCGTAGCCTGATCTACTATCTTGAACGGCATTTAATTCACCTGATGGATCAATAAGTGTAAAAGAGCTATAGTTTATTGGATCTCCTTCTGTATCACTAATAGAAGCAGTTACTAATGTTGCACCAGAAACAGCTAAGTTACTAAATAAGTTTACTGTATGGTTGTTATAGGTGATAGTAGGTGGATAATTTTGTGCAAATCCTACATTTATAGTATGTGTTTCTTCATTTCGGCTGAATCCATGCTCATCTGCAATTCCTATATCAAAAGAATAAGCACTAGCTGATAGAGGATTTAGTGCGTAAATATAGTAAACATCTCCCGCTTTTACATAATCTAATTGCCCTGATGTATCGGTAAATGTAAATGAACCGTGATTTATACTATCTCCTTCCACATCATTAAATGATGCTGTAACTAGTCTTCTATTTGCTATTGCATAATTCGTATCAAAAGATGAAACGTGATTATTAAATATTATATCCGGTGCAGTATTTTCTGTAATCTGCAATGTAAAATCTAAAGAAGAAGTAACGTCAAACTGGTTCGTTGCGACTACTTGACTAGCAATAGTTTGTGGATGGAAGAAAGCAGAACCTGAAAGGTCTGATCCAAGTGTTACAAATCCTGAAGAGTCTATTTCTAATTTAGAAGTCGGTGTAATAGACCAAGTTATAGGTGTTTGATCTGATTCAAACTTTAATGCAGTACCTGAATATCCGTTAGAACTCAAATATACAGAATCATCTTCTACTGCTGATTCAATTACATATGCAAAAGAAGATGTTCCTAAACCTGTGATTGTAGCCGGACTTTGATCTTGTGTTATATTTACCGTAATTACTATATCATGTGTTCGTCCAATACTACTTGTACCCGTAACTAATACGCTAAAGGTATCTCCTACATTATAGTTATTATTTATATCTGATGAAACTGATAATTCTCCTGAGTTATTTATGCTTACCTTATGAGGTACATCTACGGACCATGTAACTGGTATATTAGCAGTAAATGTAGCTATAGAACCTGAAGTTCCGCTAATATCGTCATATACAGAAGATCCGGAAAGTGCTGTTTCTACTACATACACATCATTATCTCCATCTCCTGTTACGGTAACAGTTTGAGCATCTGGTATAACAGGTATCGTAATTAATGCGGATGCTGTTCCGTCATTATAATCATCATCCGCAAAAACTTTGTAAACATATTCGTTAATAAGTCTATGATTAAGGAAAGCGCCGCTTTTCTTAGTTATCGCTCCACTAGGTGAGATATCAAAAGCATCAGGGGTTGGATCTGAAAAGCCTGATCCAGAATATAAGGATGCTGATATTGATTTACCTGATAGTTTAATAGCGTGTAAAGTTATATTATATAAAGTAACGGTATCACCTTCCGGATCTGTAGTTGCTATATTTCCTGCAGAAAAACCATCGGGATTATTTTCCCCAAAATTAGGCATTGTCTGATTAACAACATTAGGTTGTAGGTTATCTATTACATTTACAGTAATAGGTAGCAATGTAGTGGTTTCAGAATCACTCACACTAACTGACATATTATATACTGTCTTAGTTTCATAATCTAAAGATGATGTAACTTGTTGAAGTGATATATAATTTGAATTAGTTGTTAATGAAAAATGTCCTCCTGCATCTGGAGATAGTGAGACTGTTAGTGCATCTCCGTCTATATCAGAAAAGTAAAATTTAGCTAATTCATGTGGGGTACTATTTTCATTTAAAGATGTAGTGAATGTTGTAATATTTTCTCCATCTATAGCATTTAATTTAAATAGAGGGTCATTATTCTCATATTTTACATACCAATTATTTGAATGAATATCTAATCCATCTATTGTATCTTGCGTTATTACTACAGTACTGTTATTTGAAAGTGCAGTTCCTACTCTATCTACATTATCGTACCACCCTTCGAATTCAAAAGAACCTGAAGGTGTTACTGTTAATTCAACTGAACCGTAAACTGAATGGTTGTGAGTAAATAAAGTAGTATTAATATCATCAGAACTTGAAATTAGTCTATTATATTGACCGTTATACTCTACGGTACCGAATCTACCTGGTTGTATAAAGTAGCTAAAATTAGAAGAAGAAAACTCTCCGGATATACTACCTGAGCCTATATTTGTACATACGTTACATTCATCACCAACACAGCCTGCTGGTTCTAGATTTTCTATTACAAACTGATCTACATCATCATCTACTTGAAACTCTATACCATTAAATAAATCTTTACCTGTAAATACTCCACTAGCTGATGCTTCCGTGGTAAGTAGGTTACTATTATCAAGAAATGTATGATATACTTTTAGAATACTTATATCAGCGGCAATAGACCGGTTTTTTATTTTAACTGTCTTCATTTAATATAAACTGAGCTCATTTAATATAAATAGTTATCTATAACTTTTAAACGTTTTACTTATATTTAACCATCACAAGCTAAACAGTCCTCAGAAGTTCTTGAACCTATGTCGCCATTGATTACTGAGTCTGTTCTTAAATAATATAATGTTTTTATACCTAATTTCCAAGCTGTCTGGTGAACTAAGTTAATAAATCTAGCAGAATCAGTAGGATCAAAAGCTAAATTTAAAGATTGAGTTTGGTCTATGTATTTCTGTCGCACTGCTGCTTGTTCTACTAACTGCAATTGATTAATTTCCGAAAATGTTAAAAATATTTGTTTATCTTCTAAAGACATTACATCTTCTGGTAAATTAGCAACTGATCCTCTATCTTTCATAATTTGATCCCATACTTCCTCTGTGTTTGCACCTTTTTCTTCAAGAAAAGATACTAAAGCAGGGTTTTTACGAATAAAAGTACCCTTTGCAGAGTTAAAAGTGTAAACATTAGCTGGGACTGGTTCAATTCCTGCAGAAACTCCGCCAGATATAGTAGAATTAGATACTGTTGGTGCTATTGCTAGTAAATGACTGTTCCTCATTCCTGTTCCTCTACACCAAACTGGTTCTCCGTATTCATCTGCTAGTTTTCTAGAAGCTTGTTCTGCTTCATTTCTAATTTTAGAAAAAATTTGATGCGTTAAAGAAGTAGCTGAGATAGAATTAAATGGTATTTTTTCGTTTTGTAATAAAGTATGCCATCCTAACACTCCTAAACCAATAGCTCTTCCTTTTTTAGCAGAACGATGTGCTCTTACTAAAGATTCTCTTCCAGAAGTTTTAGCTAAAAACTCTTCCAACACTCCATCTAGAAAATATATTGCAGTTTCTACTAAATCGGTGTTTTTCCATTCATGCCATTTAGATAAATTAACAGAAGATAAGCAACATATAAAAGAATGCTCCTCATCAGTAAATAATGTGATTTCAGAACATATATTTGTCATTGAAACTTCTAAATTATTCTTAACATATGCTGGTGGATTTGATTTATTTACATTGTCTTTATACATAATGTAAGGTTCACCAGTCTCTACCCTAGATTTTAATATTTCTACCCAAAGCTTCATAGCTGAAGGGTCTCTATGTTCTAGTTTTTGCATAAACTTATCATCTACTACTACACATTGATGTAGGTTGAGACATTGTCTATTTGGATCTCCTTTAGGTCTTCTGATTTGTAGATACTCTTCTATATCAGGATGATTAATATCGAGATTTACAGAGGCTGCACCTCTTCTTACTGCTCCTTGGTTTGTAGCAATTATAGTAGAATCATATATCTTAGCCCAAGGTACAATTCCTTCTGATTGTCCCATATCATCTTTGCCTATCTTTTGACCTCTTCCTCTTACTTTCGAAAGTCCTATACCTACTCCACCACCTAAAGAGGTCAATCTCATAAGCTCAGCATTAGTTAACCCAATACCTCTAATTGAATCAGGTGTATCAATACCAAAGCATGAGATTGGTAATCCTCTATCGGTCCCTGTATTAGATAGTACAGGTGAGGCTAAGTTCAACCATCCTTTCCACATATAACGAAAAAACTTATTCGCTAAATCAGGACGATCTAATCTTTTAGCTATTCTTTCAGCTACTCTTCTATATGCTTTTCTAGGGGTTTCATCTGGTAGTAAGTAACCTTTTGATATTGTAGCTAAAGAAACTTCATTCATCCATTCAGGGTAATCTTTCCCTAACTCCCATTCGGAAGTATCTATTATAGTACTCATAAATTTTATTTTAAAACATTGATGCTGGGTCCCAATCAATGTGACCTTTTGAATAATTTGTAACTCTGTTTGCGAAAAAGTCTGTTTGCTGTTTACCTGCTATTACTGCATCGAACCATTTCATAGTTTTCAAAGCACCTTTATCTATTTCAGAAGATGGTACTATCGGACTTAATCCTAAATCACCCATCTTAGTATTAACTCTATGACGAATAAAATTCTTAAGTTCATCTTTAGATAAATTTTCTAGATCTCCCATTTCGAAAATTTTATCAATAAAATCAAATTCTAACTGTAATGCTCCTTTTGCTGCTTCCTCGATATCTTTGATTAATTCAGGTGTTTTAAATTCTGGATGTTCTTCCATTAAGGTCTTAAATAACCAGCATCCTGCCTCTGAATGTAAGCTTTCATCTCTTACAGACCATTCAACTATTTGACCTACTCCTTTCAGAAGATTTCTCATTTTGAAAGAAAGTAAAACTGCAAATGAACTAAAAAGATTTACTCCTTCTGTAAATGCAGAAAAAATTGCTAAAGATTTAGCTCTATCATGCCAGTTAGGAGTTCCATCATGACCATCTCTTACATTCATAAGATTTTCTATCTTAGCCATTGTAGCTTCATCTTCTAAAAATTCTGCAAAGTTATCTAACCCTAACTGCTCGTTTAACAGTGAATAAGCCTCTGCATGTATAGTTTCTGATGAGCCTAATGTTGTGCCCATCATAATAATTTCAGGTTTTCTAAACCATTTTGTTACTAATGTAGACCAGTAATCATTTACAATCGTTTCCGTTTGAGCAAAACCTTTTAATATTCCACCTACTACGTTTTTTTCATGCGGTTTTAAATTACTAGCCCAATCGCTTACATCTTGTGACATTGGTACTTCTGTGTGTAACCAATGTGCTTGTTGTTGTTTCATCCAATAGTCAAAAGCTTTTGGATATTCAAAAGGTTTGTATACAATACGTTCTTCTAATAGGCTCATATATCTTTATATATTTAATTGTTAATAAGACAGAAAAGTCCTCGAGTGATCTAAATTGAGTTCCTCGAGGACGCTTTGATAAATAGCATATATATTTTGGTTTATCACTAAAAAATTTCTACTTTTTATCAAAAATCTGTGCCATACTCTCACGTGACAAAGTAAAGTTAGGTCCCCCACTTTCAGGTATTAAGTCTTCTGGGTCTGCTTTACCTTCAAAATCTATATGGCCATTATTAGTATCCATTTTTAAATTATAAGTCATCCCGTCTTGTCCGTACCTATTTTTCATTACGTGCCATCTTCCTGTTCCTAGTACTTTATCTTCTTTTTGTCTTGAAAGAGAAAAGCACATATCTGCTACCATCATTTTATCGTAACTGCCTGCTGCTTTATCTCCTTCAATAACTGAATCTTTTGCACCCATTCTATTTACCTGCGATGGTGTAAGAATAGGAATTTTCATTTCTTTTGCTAATCCTTTAGTGGCAATAAATACATCATCTATTTCATCTTTTCTTTCGAAAGATTTACCTCTTGAAGGAGCTCTTAAATAGTCAACATAATCTATAATTACCATATCAGGTTTATGATCCATATCAACACATTTCTGAATGTGTGATTTAATGGTATTTACTGTCGCACTCTTAGGTGCATATTCTTTAACTATCAACTTACCTTTTAACCCGTCAACATATGTTTGAACCTCTTTACGGTGTTTATTAACCTCATCAATAGAGTACCCTGTAAAATAGCAGTCAAATCTTTTACCAACATAGTCTTCCCCGAGTTCAAGAGTATAATAATTGACCTTATACCCAAGCTTAACAGCATGAGCGGCAATAGCAACCATAGTCCAACTCTTACCACCGCCAGGATTACCAAACACAATAGCCAGGTCGCCAGGTCCAAATCCTCCTTGAATTCCATCGTTAAGTACAGGCCAAGGAGTAGGAATAGTAGGACGGTAATCAACTCTATACCGAGTTTCAACATCTTTATTATATTCATGTCCAATATTTTTATCCATACCAGCTTTCATTGCTTTCTCCACCATATTTCTTATTCCGTCAAAATCGCCTTGTTTAAGTAAATCAGCGGAATTCAATATAGCTTGTTTCATTTCTTGATTCTTACAAAAAGTAGTAAACTCTTCTTGTACATAATCTAAATCGTCCTGAGAAGCTTCGTATGAGTTTCTAAGTTCTTCTTTTAATGCTACTTGAAGTACTTCGTTTTCTAGTTTCTGAAGTTCAACTTTAAGTACATCCATAGTAACCGTATTATGATACTTATCGAAATAGTTCATAATTTGGTTAATAATCCATTTGTGGGTATCAGCGTCGAAGTAATCTTCACTTAATACATCTCTAACGTTTAGAAGAAATTTTTTGTCTGTAAGTAATGAACCTAAAACTTTAAGTTGGAACCCCTTCCCGTATTGCTGTAGCGATTTTAATGTCATATTGTAACCTTTAATTTAATATAGTTAATTATAAGTTAATAACCAACTAGATGAATACATTTTTTTTACTATTTTTTTACTGTTGTAAGACCTCTAAAGTTTTCTAACCAACCTTCAGTATTCTTTGTAATACCCTCTATTTTATCTAACCCTAACAAATGTAAGAATCCACCAGTCTGTATATCGGGAATAGGTGCTTTTATAGTTTCATTAACTATTTCTTTTTCTTTATCATCTAAATCAGAAACACTTAAATCCATTAAAGTAAAATTAGTCTCTACTCTATCCCACTCTGTTAAAATTTTAGGAAATATCTTCTTTACTTTCTTTTCATCCAGTTTGGAAGCACATGTATCATATACATACTGTAAGTTAGACTTAGGGTTAGTTAGAAGTTCAGGGAATTCTGAAATTATTGTTTTAATTCCTAAGCCTTTCACTCCTGGTAAATTATCTGAATTATCTCCTAGTAATGCTTTAACTACATTATAATTCTCTGGAAGAACTTTTAATTCCTCGAATATATTATCTTGAGTAAATGTTTTCTTCTTAACTGGAGCATATACCTCTATAGTATCGTCTACTAATTGTAAGAAGTCTTTATCTGAAGAAATTATAGTACATTTTTTTACTGAAGATATAGAAGCTTTTTGTGCTATATATGCTATAATATCATCAGCTTCTAATTTTTCCATTCCTATCTGATGAACTGGTAAGCATTCTAAATAGTCTTGGACTCTATAAAGCTGTCCGATAAGAGCTTCGGTTTCTTGTTCTTTAGTATCATATAACCCCCAATGGGTAATTCTCGATGTAGCACGTTGAGCTTTGTAGTTAGGATCAATATTTTTACGATTCGCAGAACCGCCTTTACCGTCCCATACTACTATGACTCTTGTTGGATCAAATATTCTAGTAACATACCCCAATGACCTTAAAAACCCAACCAGGCCACCGATGTGGTGGCCGTCGGGGTTCATCGCTTTGAGTAATGAAAATGATCTAATGAGCATATTCATAGCATCAACAATCAGTATATGATCATTTAGCGATCGGGGTGGGGTCTGTTTTAAATTATTAAGAATGTCATCGTACGCCATTAATCAAGTAGGTTAGGAGTTATAGGTGTTTCTTCTAAATCTCCTTCTTCTATAAGATCAAAGTCAATAGAACCTACTAATTTTAGCCAATGTTCTTTATGAGTATCTTTGTACTTATCAATCTCCCTCTTATCATCTGGTATAAATCCATGTGCTGTCATAACTACTCTACCTCTAGATTGAACTCCACCAATATGATTCTTTTCAACCTGAATGTTAGTACGTTTAGCAAATTCTACTTGCATGCCATTTTTAATAGCTTTTATCTTTGAAGTACCAGGATTAGTGATATTACCAAATGTAATAACTAAGGTAGCATCGTACCACATAGACATCCCTCCTTTATTTTGTAGCTTTGGCTGTCCCATTGGACTTTCTGGTTTCATAGTCCAGACTTTATTGATAGCTACTAAAGTATTAGTATACGGAGAGTTTTCTTTACGTGATAAAAGAATCTTTTGATTGAGATTATTACCAAATTGAGTAGACATAGCACCTGCATTCCATTCATTATTGTTCTTATTAGAACGTACTGATAAGTCACAAGGTACTGAGCCAATACTATCCCAGAAGAAGCACATATCAAAAGGTAAGTTACCTTTAGCCTGTTCGTCCATAAGATCAGCAATATAAACTGCTACATCTTCGATAGTATTTAATTGTCCTCTGTCAGCATAAAGGAAATGACCTTCGTAATCTGTAACTGTACCGTTAGCGTCAGTTACTTCTTCAAATTGAAGTCCCATTTCTTTAGCATGTTCCCACGACCACTTCATCTCCGTGATTATAAAAACCGGGAGAATGCCCATTTTTTGAGCATTCACCGCAGCTTCTAATAGGGCAGTAGTTTTGCCCGTATCACTATGTCCACGCAATAAAGTGATATGACCGGTAGGAATACCGGGCAAGGAGGTAATATCTTGAAAAGCTTTAGATAATGGTATATATTTCTGTTCTTTAAACTTAACAGAAGCATTAGAAAAACCTTTCTTCTTTTTAAAATTAGATAAATTGAACGACTTGCGTACTGCAGCGGTCGCTCTTGCCTGTATTGCTTCTTTTTTCTTCGCCATTATTCATTAAATAAGTCATCAAATTTACTAACTGTGTCCTTGTTGCCAGCCGTAGCTGTTTCCAAAGTAAAGTCTGTTTTTTGTTGACCTAAGCTTTCTGGCAGTTTATCTTCATTTGTAGCTTTAGCAGGAGCTGTTTCTTCTGCTGAACCTGGGTTAAGATAATTTTGAAGTTGTTTCTTAATAAACTCATAATCGTACTGAGTATGAACCTCTGTAGGGTTAGGTTGAGTTTTTAACCATGTATCTACTAAATCGTTATTATCTGATAAAGCAGTTTGTTTTGGCTTAATACGAACAGATGTTTCAGGGTAAGGATTACCTTGTACTTGTTCTACAACTAAATCCCATCCGTTAATTACGTCTGTAATATCGCCGATGTCTTCATCTGCTATAAGGGCAAGTAATGCTCTATAGATGGTTACACCAAATCCCCATATACGTACTCCTTTATCTTCTTCTCCTCTTACAACTACAGGAGCAAAAATACGAGTCTTAGGATTAATTTTACCTGCTAAAGACCAATTGTCTTTGTCAGATGTCTTTTTAAGTTCTTTTACGAACTCTTCAATTGGATCTTGCTTACCGAAATTCGATAAAGCTACCATTGGGTATTTTCCAATACCGTAGTGAAACTTTAGCTCTTTAAAAGGCATAGCAGGATCGAAAGCAGACGGTACTAAACGTATAGTCTGTTTTCCTAATTCAGGTTTCCAAAAAATCTTGGAGTAGTCAGTTTTCTCTCTCTCCTGACCAGAAGAGTTTAAGGCATCTAGTTTTGCCTTGATTGCGTTAATATCCATAATGTAACATTTAATTATTTAAAACATTTATTAATACTAATATACGAACAATAATTTAGTTTTCCAACTCTATTATACGAAAAAGTTTAGTATTAATTCTTTTTAGTTCAGATCCTTTTGTAAGTAGTACGCAATTGCGGTAATCTGACCAGTTAATTCTATACGAGGTGTCTAATCTTCCGCCGTTTAACTCCTTAATAAGGGTGTTAAGTGCGTTGATAGTGTATAGTGTATTTGATTCTTTCTTTCGATGAACTAATATTGTGTTATCAATAAAGTTTGAAATATTAGCAAAATCTACGTTGTACGTACATATATACTCATCTTGACTCTTTGAATAAAGTACAAATATTTTATTGTACATTATAGAGTACTTCTCTTTTATTACCTCTAATGTAGGTTCTAAAGTTTCTTCTGTAGTAAAAGTGCAAAATAATTTATTGCTCATATCTTCGTTAATCCATAATGGTTCTATATCGTAATCGAACCGCTTCTCTATAACATTTGTCATTTTATATAAATATAAGTTAATATCATAAACTTAAGTCTTTACTGTACTTAAATGAGACAGGGTATTTGCCACCTTCTTCCATAATCAATTTAATGTTTTCAAGTGTTTCCTTCCCGTCTTCTTTATTAAAATCCATAATAATAGAATCGTAAGTGTATAGACTTATAGTTGTTTTTTTAGTTTTTAGGTATTTTAGTAATTCTTTTAAAATCACTACATTTCTCGAAGTTTCTAAAGATTGCATTACATAGTTCATTAACTTCTGAGGATTCATTTTCTTGAGAGATGTTGTGAAAGGCTTTCTACTAATTGGAGCCAAGATTTTTCCGTCATTTTCGTATCGTTCCCATAACTTTTTGATATAATCATCAATTCTTGTAAAGATCTCAAGGAAAGAGTACTTGTCGGGTATTTTTCCATAAATTGCGTGAAAGTTAATTTGCTTTGCTTCTTTGTATTCGTCATCAGTAATTTCTTTTTTGTTAAAATAAAGTCTTGCTAGCTGCTTGTGGGCTGAATCTGATGTTAATTCATATTCAATTTGCTCTGCTAGTAATCTTAAATGGTATCCGTCAAAGTCAAACTCTACAAAATAATCATTTACAGGCTTAAAACATTTTCTATGCTCTTCAGTATGTGGAATTGCTGCGAAGTTTACACTATTGAATGAATTAGTAGGTCTTGAGGTAGCATTATATAGGTTGTACTGCGTTAATGACTTATTATCTAAAGTATTATACAGGGGATTTTTAGGTTTAAAGTTTTTATTGAATGCATCGTAAATTATACCTACTCCGGTTTGTTCTAGTAAGAAAAATACATTAGTAGCAGTCTTATTATAAAAGTCAAAACCAGATGGTATTTCGTACTCTATCACACTTTTTATAGATTCATATATATTCTCTGATGATTCATATAGTTTGCTGATTGGTATTATTTTATTTACTGTAGGTGTATCTTTATACCTACTATAAAAAGGATTAACAGTTTTATTAAGTTTATTATACTCTAGCCTATCGAAATTATTCATAGCAAACAACAGAGAGAGATCTATTGCACCCTGTAGATTAAAGTGATATAGTAATTCCTTTTTATTTAATGTATATAGTTTTTCTGCAGAGGATAGTATAGTATAGACACGGTCTTTATCTACGTTGAGTCCTTCACTATGGTCTATTGGAATTATATAACCTTTATCTGAATGAAGTAATTTTATGTATACTGCTACTGTTGAAGTAAGTTTTGGATGGTAGTTAAAATTAGTTGGAATTATATCTACATAACATCCTAACCTAATCAACTTTTGTATAGCTTCTAAGCTATTATTTTTTTCTATTATATAAAACACTTAACTGTAACCTTTTAGTTAAATATAATATAAGAAAAATATTTTAAACTACAAACTCATCTAAAGCAAATAAGTATTCTTCTATACCTCTGAATGATTTTTTATGTTTATTTATAGTTTCTTTGTTTCGAGTAGCGGCTCCTTTGTATAAGTAGTTATTGTATAACTTATCATTAACAGGACCTTCTATCCACCAATCTAACTCTAATCCTGTAAACGAAGGGTATTTTTTGATGTTGTTAAATTCCTTAAGGTTTACTTCAATAATTTTGCCGGATCGTTTATCTCTTGAAAAGTACCTTTTAAATTTTTTATTTTCGTAATCTTTCTCAGTAGGTACTACTAAACTTGGTTTTGGTTTTAATTCTTTTTGGTTATCTTTTTCCCTTTTTAGAAGCTCACTTTCAAAAATTAATTGACGTCCTGCTTCTTTAGGAAACCTGCCTTCATATAATTCATCTTTATAAGTAACAAAATACTTACCGCTGTATACTTCTTTAGTATCAAGCACAAGTACTTTCTTTGCTCCAGAAGCAGCAGTAAAAGGTCCTTTATATTTTGATTTAGGTAAGTACATTTTTTATTTTTAACCTTGTGATAATATCATTGCGTTAGCTTCAATTGTTGAATACCAGACGTTATTTGTTATTTCATGAGAAACATTATCTATTCTAAATCCTACTTTTATACCATTTTCCGAATAAGAAGCAGGTAGTATTTCATCAGGTAAAGTAAAGTATTGCAAAGCTTTTAATCCGCTGATACCTAACATAGTGAGTGTTACTTTTGCTCCGATATGCCCTCTTTTTGGTTTTGTATCTTTTAAAAATTCATTTAGTTCTTTTCTTATTAATGCACTACCGTTAGAATAAGCTTTTTCAACTACTTCTTCATCGTATTTAAAAGTTGCAAAGATTTTTGTAAATTCATCTACCAATGCCTCTTGGGTCTCTTGTGCTTTCTTTGCTCTTTTTTGAGCATATTGAGTTGCTTCATTATCCGGTTCTGTTGTAAACCTAGATTTTATTCCTGTATTAAATGCAGCTAAACCTGTTGTAGTTGCTGTACCTGCGTCCGTACCTGAAACTATTGCTTGATTGACTATAAGGTTAAGCATAGAGTTTGAAAGTTCACTATTAAATTGAAATTCTGTTACAAAAGAGTTTGGACCTTTCGGAATTATCATTTTATATGTTTCCGGTTGTCCTTCAGGTCTTGGCAAAATTTGTAAATCTACGATTTTACTAGGTCCTAATTCTTTTTTAAGGTAAAAGTCATTATATAGAACAAATTCATTTATATTACCTAAACTAGCAGTTAACTTATCTAACACTGTATTTAAATACTCGCCAATGCTTTTATCCTTAGAAATTGCTGTTCCTTTACCTTTATCTGTTATATCTTTAAATTTTTCATATAAAAAAGAAGTACAGAGTTGTATATCCATAATATCTCCTTTATCTTTATCTCTAGTACCTGGTATAGAAGCGGTTTTTAGTCCATATTTTCCAGTCTGCTGAGGTAGTAAACATACATTAGGGTCTATACTGAAGTGTTCAGGGTAAGTTAGATAGAAATCTTCTTTAAGAGTTGTATTAAACTTACCTTCCGGTACTATATCTGATGAATCAGGTCTTTCTAAAAAAAAGTAATTTACCATTCCTAATAAGAATCGCATACTAATAAAATTAAAATTTTTATTTCCTGCTTCTCTATTAACGTCGGCAAATCCTGCCCTATACACTTTAAATTCGTAACTATCCCCTTCTGTATTTAAAAGCTCAGTTATTCCGTCCATTTGACTCTTATAGTTCTTAAGGCTTTTATTAATCTTCCCCATGTCGCATTCTTCTACAATGCTATCCTTATCTTTATTATCTTGTTTACCTTTGGTATCAGCTTGTGATATTCTTTTTAATATATTTCCGAATGCACTTTCGTTCGTAGCAATAAATTCAACGCCTTCCTCTTCTTTAGGGCTATCATCATGTTCTGTGCCGCCATGCATTTCTTTTAAAAAAGTAGATATAGCACCCTTACCTAATAGTTCTATATCAACTATATACCCATCTCTTTCGTAAGTCCAATTATAATTTTTGATCAGTCCAATCATATAATCATAATTGTGTCCAGAATCTCCTATTAAACCTAAGTTATTCCCTTCCTCATCTCCTCCTGCTTTCTTTTTTATAGCTTCTTCTGCTAGTTGATTTTTTTGGGGTACTTTATCAGAAAATATAGTTTCAGGAGGTCCAAATACTGGAGACATTTCATTTGCTGTTCCTGTTGCATATACTACATGCCCCCATTCTACTAAGCATTTAAAACCTGGTCTTAAATAAAGTTTTTCAATAATAGAAAGTTGTTCTAAACTAAAGCATTTTACTTGCATAGAAACTTCTCTAGTAAATCCACTATTACCTCTATTTTTTACATCAAAAGAAATTATACCCGGCATTGGAACATAGCCTTCTGCTCCTTTATTCGCAACATCTCCTGATACACCTTGTGCAAAATTGTAAGCTGCACTATTACCGTTTTTATCTGTCCCTAAAAAAGAATCCGAACTTATACCTGCTCTTTTAGTTCCTCCTTTATATAAAACTCCTCCTAAAAGTATATTATTATGCGCAGCATTTGGAATTCCTTCAACTTCAATGCCAGAAGTTAGTTTTACAAAAGAATTATTACCATTTAGGTAGTGTGCAAGAAAATTTGGATCTAGATTCCCAAGTTCCTTACTATAAAGCTTTTCTCTAATTTCTAATTGTTCTCTAACTCCTGGGTCAATACTAGAAAGTGACGGTAGAGGTCTTTTAAAAAATACTCCTTCTTTTGCCATACCTATCTAATTCTGTTCAATGTATTGTATCTATCTATTACAGTTTGAGGGTTAGCTGGTATTCTTAATTGAATTCCAGGTTTAGCAGATAATGAGTCTGTGTTGCTTCCTGGGTTTGCTGTAGAAATAATCCACCATAGTGATTTATCTCCGTAAAACTGTTGGGCTAAAGTATCATACCTGTCCCCTCCTGTTGTTATAACGTATGTATCATTAGCAGTAGCAGGAATATCAGGATACACAGCATTAAATATGTACCTTCTTCCTATTTCTGTCTTAGATTTTTTGATGTTAGTATATCTATTCATCTGGGTATTGGAATTCAGTTTTATTTTTTACTCTGTCCGGATTTTTAGCTTTTGTTTTTTGAAATAAAGAATCTGGTCCAGGTTTAAAATCTTCTCCCTCTTTTACAGATGTATTTTTACCAAAAAATGGTGTATCACCAGCAGTCGGTACAAATTCGTGTATTGCTCCAAGAGTCATACTAACATCTAATACATGAGGTAATACTTGAACATCATCTTCATCTTTACCTTGCAACTGGACTTCCCAAGGATAGTCCATTGCCCAAGATAATGCTACGTTTTCTACGTTACATAATTGGTTATATAAGTAATCTCCTACTCTAACTTTAACTAAAGTACCTCTCATAAATAATTGATTATCATCTGGTGAGAATGTTGGTGCTGTTGTTGAAGCTAATCTGTTTAGTTTTCTATATAAAGGTAGTAAGTCTTTTCTTGTCTCAGCTGCTATTTTAAATCCTAAATTTATATTCCTTTCAAAACCATTATAGCTTTTAAAATTTTCAGGTCTTCCTAACATTTGAGTTTTATTCCATTGTCCTGAAAAAGAATCACTAAGTGTTGAAAGGTAAGCTCTAAACTGCAGTAAAATATCCTTATCCGAAGTTTCTCCTAATATTTTAAAATAAAACTTAATAGTGTCATCTTTTATTTGTGTTCCTTCATTAACATTAACCATATCCGCTGCTTCAGAATTATTAGGTTTTGTTAAGTAGTCTATCTTCCCATATTGTAACTTATCAGCTTTGTTAATAGTTAGCTTTTTTGACTTTTTTACTCCTTGAGATATTTGAGTTGAGTGAGCAGGACTTTTTAAACCCGGTCCTTTAACTGTATTTGTGTATTGACGATCGTCACCATCTGTCTGCAGTAACCCTTTGAATGTATGTATACCTAAGCCATTAACCGCTGTTTGTGCTGTATTAGTAACTGCTGTGGCAAGTATATCTGCTGCATTTCTAAGAATATCTTTTTCAGCGTTATCATATAGCTTACCTGTTTCGGCTGCAGATATAGTGGTATATAGTGCCTGTTTAGCAGCATGTGTTAAGCCAGGTTTAGCTACAACGAGTTTTGCCATTCGGACAACATCATCTAATCTCTTAGCTGCTTGTATACCGATGACATCTATAGCGGAGTTTCGTCCGCCTCGTTGATCTACATCTTTAACGACAAAAGGCTTCCTATTTAGCCCGCTCTCAAATTTTAAAGACTTTAGATCTGTTTTTAGATCTACTAAAGCCATATTACTGTGGAGGGTTATCCATATATTTAGTTGGTACTGCTCCGTCTAAATCTAATGCAGAATGTTCTGCTGTTTGAGTCTGACCATCTACATGTACTTTAGAAGTATCAGCTGATGCTCCTTCTCTGTTAGGTGGAGTTTCACCGTTTAATCCTAGGTTTGTTGAGTTTAATGAATCAATAAGTGCCATAATTGTTAATTTAATTGTTTAATATAATTATAAATATCTAGTTATTTAGTATCTCGATGTTAAAGCTTTACCTACTCTAAATCCATCCATATTAATAACTGTTTTTCTTCTTGAAGGATCAAGTTGCTCTGCAAGTAACATTGTCTGTCTTCTTAATTCTTGCATTTCTTTTCTATGCTCTTGAGTTTGTTCTTTATTTATTTTTTTAAGTTCTGCTAATTCTCTATTAGAGGATTCATTTATAGTAGTAGTTAGTCCTTCTAGTTCTTCGCTAAATATTGTTTTAGCTGCTATATCTACCTTTATTACTCCTTTACCTACCGTGTCGGCAAATTTTTCTAAATTTTGCAATACACTAGCAGCATTTGATAAATCTATGGAAGTAGCATCTTTTATAGCAAGCATTGATGTTCTTAAAGATTCAATTTTTGTAGTATCTATATCTTTAAGTTTATTGAATTTTTTTATACCTGAATTTAAGTCGCTTACACCGTCGTCAAAATCGTCAGTATGATCGTCAAAATCTTCTAAGCTTGACATTGCTTTACCAAATGCTTGTAAAGCTTCTGCGTTAGTAATTATTTTTTCAGTTTCTAATTTAGCATTTGCAAATTCGTTTATTTTCTCGTAAGGTATACCGCTTGAACCTCCAAACATTCCTACTATTCCCTCAACTAATGCTGCACCTGCTTTACCGAGAGATTTGAAAAATCCTGCTGGTACATCATTTAATGCAGACATTGCTTTAGCATAAGCTGCTAATGCTGTAGCATTACTGGATATCTTTTCAGCATCTAAACCTGCTTCACCTAATTCTTTTATTTTAGCATACGGTATGCCTGTTTCTGCACCGAAAAATCCAGCAATACCGTTAACTAACTGAGAGCCTATATTACCAATTGAACCTAAAAGACTACCTGCTTCTGAGCCACCTAATTTGGCCATTGCTATGGCATAAGCAGAAACTGCATCTGCATTATTTTTAATCTTTACTGGGTCAAAATCATATCCTTCAAAATTCTTAACCTTATCTAAAGGAAGAGTTCCTCCAAAAAATCCTACTAGTCCATCCGCTACACTGCCTGCTATGTTAGCTAATGAAGCTATTGAACCTGCTGCAGAACCACCAGCTAAAGCTGCCATTCCTAATGCATAACTTGCTACTGCTGAAGCATTGTTTTTAACTTTTTTAGGATCAAAATTATACTTTTGAAAATTGTCTACTTTATCTAAAGGTAGAGGTCCGCCGAACAACCCTACTAATCCATCTGCTAAAGCTCCTCCAACATTTGCTAAACTTGCTAAAGTGCTTCCTGCAGAACCACCTGCTAAAGCAGCCATTCCTAGTGCATAACTTGCTACTGCTGAGGCATTATTTTCAACTTTTTTGGGGTCAAAATTGTATTTTTGAAAATTACTTACTTTATCTAAAGGTAACTGTCCACCTAGTAGTCCTGTAATACCATCTGCTAAAGCACCAGCAGTTCCTGCTATAGAAGCTATTGCACTACCTGCAGAACCTCCAGCTAAAGCTGCCATTCCTAATGCATATCCAGCAACAGCACGAGCGTTATTTTCAATTTTATCAGCATCTAAGTTATACTTACCGAATTCCTGTACTTTATCCATTGGAGGAGCGGCTCCTAAAAAGCTACCTAACCCTTCAACTAGACTACCCCCAATACTTGCTAATCCTGCTACAGCAGAAGCTCCTGCACCTCCTGCTAATGCTCCCATTGCTAAAGCATAAGCTACTACTCCTCTGGCATTATTTTCTATTTTACCGGCATCAAAGCTGTAATCTTTACCAAACTTCTCTACCTTTTTGAGCATTTCATCAATGCCGTCACCGCCAAAGAATGATCCGATAGCTCCCATTAATCCACCAACTGCCTGTGCTGCTGTTCCTGCTGCCATAGCGGTAAGTCCAACACCGACTGCTGCCATTCCAGCTCCTGCTTTTAGTAGAGCAGAACCGTCTAATTCTGCAATTGATTCCATTCCTTCAGCCAATGATGGTAACGCTTTACCCATCAACCAAGAAGCTCCTGCAATACCTGCACCAATTATTGCTATAGTACCACTTAATATAGCAGCACCTTTTAAAATAACTGGATTACCAAATGCTTTAATACCGTTAGCTAAACCTTTCATTAGCCCTTCAAATCCTTTTCCTATTCCTTTTGCGAATCCTCCAATACTTTTACCTACTCCTGCTAAACCACCTCCACCACCGGCAGCGCCTGCTGCTGCAGACTTACCTGGTGCTTTTGCAAATTTACCCATTTTGTCTCTAAAACCGGAAGGAGATGATGCAGATTTTACTAAATCTCCAGAACCTTTCTTCTTAAATACTGATGTAAGCTTGCTTAATATTCCTCCTCCTCCGGCAGCGGCAGCTCCACCTTCTTTCTTTTTAAACATAGAGGTAAGTTTGCCGAACATACCAGCAGTTTTATCCCCTATATTTTTTACAAACATTGGCATCATAGGAGTACCTCTCATTTTCTTAAAAATACTACCTATAGCAGAAAGACCTTTGAACCCTATTGTTAATGCTCCACCGGTTACTGTAGCTGCGCCGAGTAACATACCTAACATACTTCCTTTACCTAGCGTATTTTTGAATACTGTATCACCTCCGGTAAACGCATCTTTAAATGTCTTTATTACTAAGTCTTTTATTCTACCTAATGACCCCATAATATCTTTAGGGTCAAAAGCATCTCTAATAAGATTGAAGAATTTATATGCACCTAACGAAAGACTTTCTTGAAATTTAGCTATCCTATCTGATAAAGAATTTATTGATTTAAATACTTTTAATTGCTGTTCACCTAATTCTCTTGCTGTTTTCTTCTCATTTTTAGCATTAGCTTCTTTACGAGCAGCATCTTGTTCAGCCATCTTCGCTTGATCTTCTGTCGTATTAAGCATTTTATTAAGCTCTTCCTTACTAATACCTAAAGTATCAGCCATCATTCCTTGAGCTAATACGTTACCTTCTAAAGCGTCTTTGTTTTCCATAACAAGACGTTTCATTTCTTCTTGCATGGTAACTTGATCACCGGTAGCTGCTGCTGCTCTTAACTTATCTAAATTAAGTTCTTTTCCAAGCATTAACTCAGCTTCCATCTCTTTGGCCATAGAACTCTCAAAGTCTAATGTAGATTCTGCTGCATCAGCGATTCTATTCATTTCCATACCCATAGCTCTTGCACCTGCTGCTGCTTTTATTAAAGCATCTGGGTTATCTTTCATGTTACGTAAAATCGTCTGAGAAGCACTTCCCATCTCTTCGAATACAGCTTGTGGTGCAACTGCTGTACCGTTCATAGCGTTAAGCTTTTCCGTTGTTCCTGCAACGTTTGCCGCCATGTCTTCGTATGATGTTCCGGTCTTAACAGCGAACTTAAATAACTTAGCTGCTGCTTCTCCAGAAACGCCCATGTTCCTAGTAAGCTTACCAAATGTAGCTACTTGCTTGCCGGAAAATCCTAATGAAGTACCTAACGCACTATTCATTTGACCTATATAGCCGGCTGCTTCGGAAAGGGGTATTCCCATTTCACCTGCTGCTGCACTTGCTGAGCTCATCGCTTTAGAAGCATCTATAAGACCTCCTCCTATACCTTGCTTAACTATTTTAAATGCTTCAGATGCAGTTTTTGCGCCTTGAAATGCTAATGATGCAAAAGAAGCTGCTGCTGCGAGAGTAAGAGCTTTAATAGTCCCGGTTAATGCTTTATATCTAGCTCCTGCCTTACTAGTACCCTGTGCTACAGCAGTTTCAAATAAACCTTGTGCCTGTCCTAATTCACCAAATACTGTTTGAAATAAATCACCAAACACAGGTATCATACCCCCTATTTTAGAACCGAATTCTGAGAAAGACTTAAGTAAGCTATTTCCTGCTTGATTTACAGCTTCTACTTTTTTGTTGAGTTCTCCGGCAGCATCAACAGTTCCTTCAATTTCTTTTTTATATTCTTTTGCAGTATTTAGTATTTCTGTTGAAAAATCTGCTTGATCTTTATAATTACTAGATAAGGTTTCTAAGTTTTGTGCGTCTTCTTCTAGTTGATTACTTTTAGCTTTTTGTTTTTCAAAAATTTTGTTAGAAGATTCTAATATTTTTTCTAGCCTGATTTCTTCTTCAACTAGTGCTTCTATTTCCCTTTCTTTTTCTTCTGCTGCTTTACCTACAAGTCCATTTTTTTCAAAGTCTAATGAATTGATCTTCTTCTTAATGGTTTCAATTTTCTCTTGTTGGGAGATTTGATAGTCATCTCTATCATTGATTCTCTGTCCTAAAGCACCTAATTGTTCTCGAAGAACTTTAGCGGAATCTAATGCTTGATTTGATTGAGTAACTTTAGAAGCTATTGTGTCTTCAAGCATTGCAATATCAGCTGCTACTCTAGCTTGATCTCCTTGTGCTGAGTTGAGGGCTGTTTGAAAAGCGTTACGTTGTTTAGCGTTTTTTAAATCATTAACAGTAAATCCTTTTATCTTATCTGATAGGCTTACTGCTTTTCCAAACCCTTTAGATAGAGTAGAAAGCTGTCCTAGTAAGTCAGCATCTTGTTTTAATGCATCACTAGAAGTTTTTTTGAAATCTTTGAACACAGCATTAAGGCCTTCCATAGTGGCTTTAAACTTTGCCCCTTCTATGTTAGCCTGTTTTAGCTCTTCTGCTCTTTGTTTTGATGCTCCTTCGTTTGGATCAACTGCCATTTGATGCTTTCTTTTTTATAAATAGTAAAGGCCTCTATTATTTAGAAGCCTTTGTACTATACGATGGAGAAATATTTGGACCTTTAGGAATATCTTTGCTAGAGGTCTGTCCTGTGTTTGCTACTTCGTTTTGTTCTTTGTGGAATTCATTAATTGCACTAAAGGTAAACTTACGTAACCATATCGGCATATTATACACGGTGCCCCAATCATAGCCGCCTTTACCATGAAACACTATTTCGTGTATTTGCCGGAATAAACCGCTTCTGTACTCAGCAGCTTGCTTAGGCGTCAGGCCAAAAAAAGTTGATAGTAACCGGAACGTCGATGTCCTCCCCAACACCTTCTGCGTTCACATGGTATACTTTAAATTCAACATCTGGCTGTACTCTAGCATATTCTTCTCTTAATGCTCTTGCATCAGCCGCTAATAATCCTTGATCAACAAATTGTCTAATAGTAGATTGCTCTCTATCTCCATTAACTGAGGTAATAAGGTGTTTCATTCTCGTAGTAACCCCTGTCTCATTGTCTCTGCTAATCTTTTTAAGACCTTCTATCTCTCTGTCTATCTTTTTGTCATCTCCATGGTTAAGAAGCTTAAATGTAACTTCATTACCACTTTTAGGAAGACTAAAAATAAACTCTCCTGCTTCATTAGGTTTAATGCTAGCATCAAATTCTTTTTCTTTGATTTCAGATAAATCTACAGTAATCTTTTCTCCTTTATATTCAATATCGTAATCTTTACCGTAAGATAATATACGTGCTGCAACCATAATTGCATTTTTATCTCCGATTAATAAATCGTTGTAAGGAAAATCAGTTACAATAAGAGATTGAAGTAATTTATCAATTACTGTTCCTTTAGTTATATAATTCTGGTTAGTTAGGATATCTTCTTCTTTGGCAGTCATATATTTCATTTCGACTTTACCTTCTTTAAGTGGATGTCCTTCAGGGTAGTAGTGCCCTTTCGATGGTAGGTCTACCGTTTCGGTAGGAATTTTAAATTTTGGTTCCATAAATTTTATTAATTGTAAACTAGTTTATATATAAATATACGAAGAAATAGTTTTGGAACCAACTTCTAAACAAAAAAAAAGCCTGCTAATGCAGGCTCTTCTATAAATAAATGTATTATATCCTAGTAATTCAAGATGCAGTAATCCATGTTGATTGTGATCGCTAAATCAACAACTGCGTCAGATGACCAATCATACTGGCCAAAGTCTCCGTTTGTTACGAATGCTCCTTTGATTATCCACTCTCCGATTACGTCACCTACTGGTCCTAATACGTTAAGTGTTAAATCTTTCTTATAGAAGTCAGAGTATCCTGCTCTACCGGTTACTGATTCGTACCCTAGTCTTGCCCATTCCATTACAGCTTGTGCTCCACTTGGAGTAATCGGATCGTAAAGTGTCATAGTCATCTCTGCCCATTCTCTCTTACCTCTAATTTTTCTGTATGAATTGATGTGGTCAAGCTTTACTACGTTATCTGTAAAAGTAGGAGCTTTGACGTTCTTTATCATGAATGATGGGATCGCATCAATATACATGATAAATCTGTTTTGTACTTTCGGTTCGAAAGCTCTGAACATTATTTCGTTAGGATCTAATACTGCCATTTTATTTGTTGTTTAAATATAAATATCTTATTTTAAAATTATTCTCCCAATGTAGCTCCAGTTGGTTGGATTACGAAGTCTAAAGTAATGAATTCTGCTGTTTTAGCTGGTTGGATAAAGATTTGACCTACTAATTGGTTTCTATCAATAACGTCCGCTGTGTTGTTAGAATCATCCATTATTACTCGGAATGCATAAAGACCTTGTCTTTCAACTACTGATTGTAAATATGGGTTAACGTTTGCTAAGAAAGTGTTTCTAGTTGCAATAGTATTTTGTTCGAATACTAATGACTTAGCTTGATCTCCTAAGAACTTCTTAAGTGCGATCAATAATCTTCTTACGTTTACACGATCAAGAGCTGATTTCTTCTTCTGTAATGTCTTCTGACCGAATACTGAAATACCAGATCCTGGGAATGTAGCTATTGGGTTAACATTTGCTGCATAAAGAGTATCTCTATGAGCTCTTGTTAATTTTCTTTCTGCTTGGATAACGTTAGGAATACCTCCTCTAGTTAAACCTGCTGGTGCAAACCAAGGTGCTGCTGCGCTATCTGTGAAAGCATATACACCTGGTATTACTACTGATGCTGGAGCGAATTCTAATTTACCTGTTGAACTACCAACTTGTACCCAAGGCCAATAAGATGCTGCATAAGAGTTATTTACTACTGCTGCATGTCCTGCTGCTTGAGCTACTGTAGAACCGTAAGGTGATAAATCTACTACTGCTATAGCATCTCCTCTATCTTGTGCTAGAGAAATCATAGAATCTAATTGAGTCTTATGCTCACCAAAACTATAGATAAGACCTGGAGCAGAAATAATGTTGAATAAATATTCGTCTTGGTTTGTTAATAAGCTAAATGCATCTTCATAATTTTCAGCTACTAAACCTTGTGTATTTGCTGCTGAAATATCTTCGAAGTGTAAGTTAACTTCATCAGACTGGTAATTAGTACCTGAAGCTCCGTGGAATGAACCTGAACTAGCTACTGGTAAAGAACCTGTATAAGATGCTTCTCTAATATTAATACCGTCGTTAGATAAGTAATTGATAGTTGCTCTATCAACGCTTGCTACTCTTATGTAACGTGATCTGTTTACATATCTTCCATTAGTACTTAAGAATGCTCCGTCTCCGTCATCTCCTAAACTCTTATATTGATCACCAATTACGCTAGCAATATATCCTTCGCTGTTTGGATCTAAACTTAAATCGTTAAAAGATTCTAATATAGTTTTAGATTTAAGGTTATCGTCACCTCTTCTAATTAATAAAGAGAAAGTACCTGCTGCTTGATCAACATTTTGGATTTCCCATCTAATGTTATCGTCAGAACCTAACTGTAAAGATCCGTCACTGTTTTGTGCACCAGCATCTCCTGCTCCAGTAGAGTTGTTGAATACTTCTCCTTTACCTAAAGTTTGTAGTGTAAAAGGTGCTGCACCGCCATCTACTGCTGCAATTGTTGTGTTTGATGCTCCTGTGAAAGAACCAGATACTACTCTAGTAATTAGAGCTGTACTACCTCCTTGCTCGAAATAGGACTTAACAGCAATTGAAGTTAAAAATTCGTATGTTTCTGAACCAGATGAAAAAGTTGTTCCAAATGTTCTTTGGTAGTCTCCGTAAGAAGTAACAACTGTAGGTTCGAATGTTGGTCCAAGTACTGTTGGTCCAACGAAAGCTGCACCTGCTTCTAGTGGGGCTGGTGCAATAAAAGATCTATCCTGCTCGCGTGATAGTACCCCTGGTGAGATTAATGATTCTGCCATCGTATCTTATATTAGATTATTCGTTCTATAATAAATATCGTTAATAATTCGAAACCTTACTTTTAATTAAGTGTTCCTCTTAACGATAATAAATAGGAATGAAAGACCGAAAACAGACTATACGAATTACTTAAGATTTGTGGCGTTGAATTCCCCTGTGGTAAGATTTACTGTACCCTTACCATATTTGTCTTCTAACGATTTAGCTACGTCTATTTCCGTGTCTCTTACATTAGAGAGAAACTTCTCAGCTCTTAGCTTTCTATTATCTAAGTTAATTTGAGCTATGTTAATCAACCCAAACTCTTTGACAGCTGATTCGTTATGACTTTTAATTTTTTCTAACGCTTGAATTTCTTCATCGGTTAATTTAATTGTCTTCATCTACTTCTTCTATTGGTTGGGTTTCTACTTCAACTGTTTCATCTACTGTAGTAATTTCACCTTTGGTAATATCTACAGTACCTTGACCGTATTTTTCTACAATTAACTTATTTAATTCTACTTCTCTATTACCGATTTCATTTAAAAAAGATTTTAAATTTAATTCTCGTTGCTCAAGTCTAATTTTATCAATTGATAGCTTACCAAATTCTTGTTTAACAAAAGCATTGTCGTTCTGTAAGTTAGTGATTGAATCTAATTCTTCTTTAGTTAATTTTTGTATTGCCATTTTTATATTTGTTTATCTTTATAATATAAGAAAAAATTTTATAGTATACAACTCTACTATAATAATTATTGGTTATTTATCGATCTTACGATTTTATTAATATCAAATACTTCTTCTAATCCATTATAAGGGATAGATGATATGTCTTCTGAAAGTCCAAAAGGCTGGTAAATTGCATTATTAAAATTAGGTTCTTTAGTAAATTTATTAGCTATAATATTGTCGTGCATATCATATCCAAATACTTTTGGTTTAGTAGCTATCCAGCAAATAGTAGATTTTTTATTCATTGCAGCAGCTAAATGCTGAGCAAAGGAGTCTATTAATACTCTTTTTGATGATAATTCTAATAGAATAGCTATACTTCGGTAACCGTCTAATGCATGCAATGTATCTGGATATTCTGTTTGATCTTGTCTTTTTATATGAACAATACTGTAATCGTTTTTATAATGCTGAATTAAACTATTTACTGTTATTGCTGGTATATCTCTAGTCCATGCATACTTATATGCCTGCTGTGCTGGTCCTCCGTTAGTATGAAGTACCATTATAGGTTTGTCTGTTTTATAAAAAGGTTTGTAGTAATCTTTTTCAGGTTGTGTAAGGTATATCTGAGGCTGTTCAGAATTATATTTTAATCCGTAAATGCTACACCAGGTCTCAAGTAAATGTTGTTTCTCTCTTATGAAAGAATCATTACGATACGGATCTTCTGCAAAAACTCTACAATCCTTATCCTTTATATACTTTAAATAAGCCCCGTTTAATTGCTCTTGTTTAAAGCATTCGTTGATGTGAGGGTTATTTAAAAAGACATCTGGGTATGCAGTGACAACTATGATGTTAGCGTTTTTGTAGCGTTTTCTTATTACTTGTACTATGGCTGTTGCCATAATACTTTTGCCTAAACCACCATCTATTTGAAATATAATATTCATATAACTATTTTGTATGTAACTTTTTTGGGTACTCTATTACCAAGGTAGCCCCTCTACTTCAGTAATTGCTTCTGTAGCTGCTTTTATAGAAGCGATATCATCTGCATTTTGAGTTGATATTGCATCTTGATCAATGTTTGCATCCACCCATGAAAGTACATTTGCTTCTGTAAGGTCTTCAAAGGGAATAAAACCTTCGTCAGATGTGTTTCCAGTTATAGCTAAATTTCCTACTCGTCTTGTTGAATATCCTTCTGATTCAGATTCACACGCCCAAGTAACTTCGGTAACTACCCCGTCTGCAATTGTTCTTTTAAGGTCGTATATTTTCCAAGTATGTGTCATAATTAATGAATTTGATTTTATTATAAATATGCTAATATTTTAATTTATGTCTGTACCTATACATATTAATATAGTAAAAAAAAATAAGCTAACCAACTATAACTTATATTTTTATTAGCCAACTACCATCACTGAATGTTTTAAAAGGCTCTAGCGCAAGTGGACCGTGTCCTCCTATGTAACCTTCTTTACCGATTAAAGGCTTTAAAGATTCGATTAATAGAGTAATATCTTCTTTATTTCGGTTATTGATATAAATAAAAAATAAATTGTTAAAATTATTTATTATTTCTGAAAGTTCATTTTTAAAGTGACTAATATTATCAAAGTGACTAGTATTGTTGCTATAAGCACAGGCTACATCCTCCCAGCTTATGTTTTGTTTAATATTAAATTCATCTTCTCCTGTGTAGCTGTCTACTGTATATATGTTCGTAAATAATCCGCTACAGCCAAAAAAGAAAGTACTCTCTCCGGTATGACTATTTATTTCGAGCATTTTTGAATTTTCATTACTAAAATTAGATAAGTACCTTAGTAATTCAGTTATACCGAAATAATTTATATTATTAAATTTTTGCTTACCGAAATTATGTTTTTTTAATACTATTTCAACATGCTGGTCTATTATATCTTTTGGATGCTTAATATATTGAGCTATATCTTTATTTAATACGTTACCTTTATCATCAAAAGAAATTCCAACTTGACCTCCTGTTTCTCTATATTCATTGTAGTACGTATCTGAATCTGCATTCTGTGGATCTGCTATATCAGAGATTTGTCTTACTAAACTGGTTTTTAAGTTAATTATATTATGAGTGTTATAAAATTTCTCAATATAAACATCTGCTGCTAAAGATACAGGTAAACATTCAACTGATAAGGTTTTTATCATATTACGGGTAGCTCCATAACAATGTGCCCCGTTAAAATTTGTTCTATATCTTGGTATTACAAAATTTTCACTTATTTCAATGCCCTGAGATGTTGGTGATTTTTTACCGTATTGTACTATATCCCAATTATGTTGATTTAATTCTTTAAGTATTTTTCTGTATGTATCAGTTAGCCGGCCATTTTGTATAAATGCAGTTGTAAAAAATATATCATCTTCTAAAAATAATGCATTTGTAACTCCATCTTTTAATGCTTGATCCCATGCTTTTTTATGTGATAAAGCGCAGGCAAATATACCCGGAGTTACCATACCTGTTGGGTCGAAAAACGAAGTACTGATTACTTTTTGTTTTATTAGCTCATCTACATTTATATCTTTACCGTCCACAGCCTCTATAAACGTAAAGTCTACTTCAGGGTTATCTTTTATGAGTTTAATTTTTCTATCTTCTCTACGTTTAAGATTTATAACGTATATTTTATCGAAACCTAATGTAGTGTTCTTGTTATTCATATCAAATAGACTTTATTAGATTCTTATACTTTTCTGCTGATGCTTCGTTGTTTAGTTCTTTAAGATTAGCT